TGGAACTCTTGTGATAGTACAGAGTAAATGCCACCCAGAGCTGTCTCTAGCTCTTGTGCCATGTATCGTACTTCTTCTGCTGTTACTCTTTCAGCTTGTCGTTGAACAGAGCTGTTAAGTAAGAAGGCAAAAGATAAGCGTTCTGTAATCTTCTGCATTGTTTCTTGCGCTACTCTAAAGTCATTAAACTTGTTGGCTTGTAAAGTAGTTACATCGTTAGCATCACCAGAGACAATACCACCGTTAGGGGCATCTGCAATGCTTCTCATCTTAGTCGTACCGTTTGGTCTTACTAAGAATAAAAGTTTAGCACTGGCAGCACTACCTTCGACAATAGCTCTGGTTAGTGCTTCTAGAGATTTTAAGTCACCGACAATTTCTTCACAGAAAGAACGACCATAATGGTTGCCATCAACAGCAATAAAGCGAAGTGCCATCCAAGGTAGTTTGTCTTCTGCGTATGAACCTTTAGTGCTTTCAATAACAACGTCATGGACTTCTTGATGCACTTCAAACTTCTTTCCCACTCTCTTAACACAGGTAAAAATATCACATTCTTTTTTACTGGTGTCTAATTCATAGTCGGGGTTTTCTGTTAGAGCCTGTAAGACATCGTTAGGCAGAGCGTCATACGCTACTGTCTCTTTGGTAATAATCTTTAAGATGTTGCCCATCGTGTCTCGTTGAACAACGTAACGATCTAGTCTAAATACTTTCATTCCACCCTTGGGCGGCATATGGACTAAAGCGTTACCCGCTACTATTAATTGCTTAAGTGCCTCGAATGTTGGAACTCGAATGGCTTTTGATTCTATGACCTGTGTTGCTGATCTTTCAATACGAGCTAGTGCTTCTTCTGCCTTACCTCTGGCATCCCCGCCTAACTCTACTAGATCATAATCATCTATAGTTAAACGAAAGAATGCTTGGTTGGGAGGGAGAAGAGTCATCAGTAGTTTAGAAGCAAGGTTGTTAACACCTCTTGCGCCCACTGACTGATAAGGGGTATTGTACTGAGTTGACCCTGTATGCCCTTCAGGGGGCATAAGTGTAGGGATTGTTAACTCCGCACAAGACCTTGCTCGTGTAAGAAAAGCATCACGATCTGCCGCCATGTTCTCATAAGCTTTGGCTATAGATTGATCGTGCATCATTTATATCCTATGTTTTAATTGTTAAACCTGAGCCACCACTAGACTGCCCTGCGTAATTAGACCCTGTGTTGTTACTTCGTCTAAGCTGTTTAGCACCACTACGCTTTTTCTTTAGGGATACAGCGTTAGAGTCTACAGCATCCTCAAGTTCAGCGGGAGCTTTCTCTGGTGGAGGTGGTGCTACTACAGTGGGTGCTGGTGGTGGGGCTTTAGGGGTTGATAAACACATAATTAAATCTCTTCTGGTTGGTCATTCTCTAACATGAGTTCCATGCGTTCGATGACGGATTGTTGCCCCTGTAAAAATGCTATATCATTCTCTGATATATTTCTTTTATTAGGGAGTTTATTGGGAAAAAGTTTCCTTAAATATTGTACTAAATCTTCACTTATGAATATGTTATTCTTCATTTGTTACTCTCTATAGGGGGTGGTTAGAGCCAGCCCAGTTATGACGGGAAGTGTAGCCAGACGTTAGCGATGATGTGGAGGCAAGTTACTACCTCCAACACCGTTATCCAATTCCTATATTTCGCATGAACCTGACGAGCAAGCCAACTCCTGAGTTCCAGTAGTGGTGTCCTCTTTTTCATAGTCTCCAAGCCTGTCCCAATCAATCTCTGAAGGGGTCTCTCGTTTAAGTTCCATATACTTGTCCTTATCAATAGCTTCATAAGGAGCTTGAGCATACACATGGTCAGTGCGTGGTAGGAAGCTAATGCCTGAGCAAGTGTCTAGGCGTTCCCATAGCCACTGCCCTGCTGCTAAGAACTCATCATCAGAGTAGTAGATGGTTACACTAGGTTTATGTTCACACCAGTGCTCCTGATATATCTCCCACAAATCTAACTGCTGTTTGACGTTAAGCTCATTAACACAGGTTGCGCCCTTGGGTGCTTTCACTGGGAAGTCAAACACGTAGTTCTCTGTGTTCATTACATCCTTCTCCCACGACACACCTGAGTCTTTCAGGAATGCAGAGATAGGGTCTTTCCCATCGCTACGTACTCGTCTTATATAATAAGGAGAGAACCTAGCATGAATACCACTAGCACTGTCTACCAGTTGGGACACTGTACCTGACGGCTTCACACACGTAATAGCTGTCGATTGGTTTACACCTAACTCAGCCGCAAAGTGCTTGTTGGTTTGTACAGCAATCTTCTTCAGTTTCTCTAGTGTCTCTTTCAAGACAACAAGGCTACCCTTACCTGATAACAACTTGTGATCCATGATGCCTGTCATACTTACACCAAGCAAACATTCTTCTTGTGTGTTGTTCTTCCAGACAGAGCGTACATACCTAAAGTCAGTTAGGGTTGACTGGAGTGTTCCCAGTATTGTTGCTAGTCGTGTCTTACGTTCTAGAGATTCTTGTGTATCATCAGCACGTACTACAATCTCAGACAAGTTACATACCTGTGCAGAGCGTAGGATAATCTCACTACAAGGGTTAGTCCCAAAGTCGTGACCTACATCTCTACGTCCATTTCTCTCTGCTTGTTTCTTTGCAGCAGTACGGGAGAAGATACCTCGCTCCCCTGCTTTGGACTTATAAAGTGCTACCCATTCTTCCAAAAAGGTTTCATACTCTGGCTTCTCATTGTAGACGGCACTGTTGTTTGCCAAGGCTCTTTGCGTTTGTGTCTCCCACCAATTCCCAGACTTCGCATGACGCATACGGTCATCAGACAAGTTAGATAGAGAGATGAGAGCAGACCTACGCACACCACCAACAACAACGATTTCAGCAATTTTACAAACAACGTCATGGCATTCAATACTCGTTAGCTTACGTCCAGCAGCGTTCTTGAAAGTAGAAACAGCAAACTCGAAAAGCCTAACCAAAGGATCAGCCCCGCTCGATCTACCACCAAATGTTTTAAGCCTTTCACCTTTAGCCCGTAACTTAGAGACATCCCAAGTAGGCACTTGACCCGAATACAAAAGACTAACCAACTCACGGAAAGCTTTAGCCCAACCAATTTTACTGTCTTGAACATGGATTGTAGTTTCTGTTTCATGGAACTCCTCACTGATTGTTGGTAGCTTGGTTACAGACTGCCTCTCTACGGAGAAGCCTACACCTGTGCCACACATTAGTACATAGAGTATCTCATCAAATACTCTGGGGTTATCTACGGCAACGTAGGAACAATTAAACCCTGCCATGTTGTCTCGCTTCAGTGCCTCACCCGCTGTCATTAGACAACGCATGGATGGCATAATCTCTTGCTTGTAGATAGCATCAAAGAGTTCATACGCAAGTGTAGTATCTAACTGTCCTCTATCTACCCAGAAGTTAATGTACCGCTGTACAGTTTCCTTCCATGTCTCTCTTCTATTATCTTCTTCCCGCCACCTAGCGTAACGGGATTTGTGGATGTACTGTTGATATGAATCCATTAGCGGTTATCTCCTGAGCCTTGCAACGTATCGTTAATCTTACGCTTGTATAGTTTGTTTAAATTGTCAAAGGCAATATCGCTGAGATTAAGCCCCATGCGATCAGTGAGTACGGCAAGATACCAGAATACATCACCCAACTCAGAAGCCATCTGATCTTTGAAATCATAAGGTTCGCCATCTCTCATTTTCTTTTTTAGTTTACCAGCTACTTCGCCAGCCTCGGAAGCTAATCCAAGTGTTAAATATTCTACTGCTACATCTTCATCAAAGACTACAGTCTCTGAACACTTGCTCTGATACCAATCAAAGCCTTCAAACATTCCTGTTATCTGTTCGTATGAAGCACCACCTAATGCGTTTTTCATCCCCAGTTCTCCCCTTCGGTTTTTTCCATTAATTCAATCATCTTGTTTAAGTACCAGACAGCCTTCTTTGCATCCTGTATAGGTTTGCCTTTGTTCCATAGTCTAGTGCTGGTGTATTTAATTACGTTACCGTGACAATAGGAGATAGCGTCAAACTCCCCTAGTACATCTACAATGTAATCTATTGTTTCTATCTTCCCTGCATTGTAATGCTCTGGGCTGTTGACAGGATCAGCGGCTCTCTCTGTTATCTTAACTTCTGAAATTACTGCATCCATAAACTTACCTCCTTAGTTTTAAAATCATATTCACCGTCCCGTAGTATACGAGCCAGTCTTGCGTTCTCTATGGCAACCTCTTCACCAAAACCTTTATCAGCAAAAGCATCAACAACTGTTTGCCATGTTGCGCCATTCTCTTGAAGCAGCTTATCTGCTGTCTTCGCTCCAACAGTAGGGCAACCTTTGTAGTTATCGGTCGAGTCACCTATTAATGTTTGGTACAAGAACCAGTAGTCAGCTTCTTCTTGATCTACTTCAGTAACTTTACCGTCAAGCAAGTGGTAGGCAGGGATGGTTAACAGGTCTTTGTCTATAGACCAGATTACTGTATTCTTATCCGCACTACCTAGTATTCCTAAGAGGTCATCTGCCTCTAACTTATCCTCAACTTTGCCGTTGTAATTATCTGATAAATATTTTTTAGCAAAATTTAGAAGCATGGGTTTGCGTGTACCTTTACGGTTCGCTTTGTAATAAGGAGCTACATCTTTGCGGTACAACCTGTCACCAGACAAACACGTAATAACTTTAGCACAACCAGACTCTTCTATTATCTTAGCCATAAAGTCCTCCATCGAACTTATGACATCCTTCTCGTGAGCGTGTAATGTCCACACCCCGTTGCCCCAGTCGATTGGAGTCTCTGCTATGACAGCAGCTTTGTACGCTACAATGTCACCGTCTACTAATAGTGTCCTAGTATTCTTCATCGTCTTCTGCCTCCTTGTTTATCTCTCTCATCATTCGCATACCGTGCTTTGCCATTTGGTAATCAATCAGGGATTCAATAGCCCACTTGACTCCAACAGCTACACTGACAAAAGCAAAACTTGCAACCAGTATGATGTTCAGTATGTTTATTTCCATATCTATACCCTGTGTTTCTGTAGTCTTAGTTTACGAGTAATAGGATCAAACAGAAGGAACTGTACTCCTAGCTTTTTTTGTAAAGGTGTCCGTGAACTAGCGTAGCTTCCACGTTTAGTTTCTTTATTCATCTTCACATCAAACAAGTAAACCTCTCCATCTTTCATGCCTACAATATCTACAGCTCCTGTTGAGCCAGCATTGTAGAACACCTCAAACCCTTCATCCCACAACCATGTGATTGCATAGAACTCTGCAACATCACCAAGCCTACTCGGACTAGTGAGTTTCTGCCCAACTTCTGCCGACATCGAACTCTGAGTCGAGAGGGCATTTGAAGTTGTAGTGTTGTTCTGTCTTTTTAATTGCTTCTTTAGTGATCGCACCTATGTCATCCTCCAAGCCTTCCTTAACTATGATTTGTACTTCATCATGCACAAACGCCACTATCGAAACTTCTTCGTTAGTGTAGCCTTTAGCACGTATCATCTTCTCGATGGTTGCGTACCAGTGCTTGCAGACAATAGCTCCTGCTGATTGAAGTAATGTATTGAGAGCTGCATGGGGGTGACGTATAGGTATAATCCTACCATCAAGACCATTAATAGACTTCTCACCTTGTTGTGTTTCTAGTCGCAACTTAATTGCATCGGTTAACTTCTTGAGAGCTGGGGTCTTGGCAAGGAAGCGTTTCTTAATTTGACCGCCTTCTTTTTTACCCTTACCAATGATCTCTCCAATCTTCTCATTCCCCGCACCATACAAGAATCCATAGATAAACGTCTTAGCCTGTGGGCGTGTAGCTAACCCTGCCGCATTCTGATTTGCTGTATGGATATCACCTTCTAAAATTTCTTTACCATATTTACCACCGTCATACCGTGACATATAATGAGCAAGACAACGTAACTCTAAACCGCTTGCGTCAGCCCCAAGTAAGGTGAAACCTTTCGGTGCGTGAAATAGTGAGCGACATTCCTTCCCAAAGGCGGCAGATCCTGATGGCACTTGAGCGACATTAGGATCACTATGTGTACACCTAGAAGTAACAGCACCCATGTGATTAACTCGACCATGTATCCGTCCCTTCTTCTCGAGCTTGAGCCATGCTTGTTTACCATTACCTAATTGTCCTAATCTTTTGTTTAGCATTAAGAACTCTGTTAGCATCTCAGCTTCGGGCATATTAATTCCCGACAAGATTTTTTCGTCAACTTTTGGCTCTCCTGATGGAGTAAACTCTTGTGGTGTCCAACCCTTCTTCATTAGCCTGTCGGCAATCTGCTGTCTCGATGCAGGGTTGAACGGTATTGTTTTTGTTTTGGTCTTTAGCTCAATAATCGTTGGCTCTAAGGTGTTAACCAGTTCAGTTTCAATCTCTTGCTTTCTTGCAGAGAGTTGGGTGTACAGTTTCTGTGCCGCTTCTACATCAAAGGGAAAGCCTGTCTGTTCTTGTTGGAACAACATCTTCGCCATCTCATGTTCAAGTTGCATTGGTTCGTGTGGGTAACGCTTACGTTGTATCAGCTCGTATAGCTTCACGTTAAGACCAACATCCTGTTTGCAATACTCTAACATCTCGGGGGTGAACTCTTCCCAAGCATCTTCTTGCTCACCGTAGCTACCCTTATGGTAGTTAAGCCTTTCACCCCATGCCTTGAGTGAGTGTGAACCAATTAGTCTGTTAGCTACTGTTCGCTTAAGTAGGTCTTTTTCTTTTAGGTTTGACCATATAAGTCTAGAAGCTACTAAGGTATCAAACACTTCACCTTCGTATATAAAGCCATACAGCTTCTCTAACACTGGTAGATCAAAACCAATTACGTTATGACCACCAATCTCAGGTGCTTGTGCTAGTACAGTGAGACCTTCTTGCAAAGACTCACCATGATAACTATACACCTTACCTGTCTTAGTCTCTTGTATAACTAGGCAGTGTATCTTTGTTACATCCTGTAGTAATCCATCTGTTTCAATATCAAATATCAGCATACAATCCTCTCGCTGGAGTGATTAAAAAGGTACATCAGTTTCCTCTGACATACGACCTGTTGTGGTGGAATAGTGAAGCTGTCCTGCTACACCTGTATCACCTGACCATCTGTTCTTTAAGATACGGACGGTTGTTACATTAGAAGTCTCAGCATCCTGCTGGTTACGCTCTAAGCCTATTACAATGTCACTTAGTTGTGCGATAGACGCACTGCCTCGTAACTGGGACAATGAAGTTAACTGCCCTTCTTCATGTCCTTTGTCACCACTAGGTCTACGTAAATGAGACACGACAATCAATCCGATATTTAATTCTTCAGTTAGTGACCGCAAATTGGTCATCATGTTGTCTATGATTCGTCTCTCATCTCCACCTTCGATGCCTGACACAACAATACTAATGTGATCCAGTATAATGTACTGACAACCACACCCTCTTGCTAGGTATCTAATCTTACCCAATAGGTTCTCGCTCTCAGTCGATCCCCAATGGTCATACATAAACACACGCCCTGTACCAAGAGTCGCATCAAAGGCTTCTCTAAGCTCTTCTGTCGGGACTTCTTCAAGATGTACTGGCTTACCTAGGTGTAAGGACATCAGTCCCTGTGCTGTACGTTTGCTAGATTCTTCGAGTGCTACATATCCTATCGTAGCTCCTTCATTAAGAAGGTGGTAAGCAAACTCTCTTGTGAGTTGTGACTTACCTAAACCTGAACCAGCCGTTACAGTTACAATTTCACCTAAGCGACACCCGCCTATCTTGTTGTTAAGTCCTTGATAAGGATACTCTACAGTGTGTACGTGTTTCTCAACTGATACTTCTTCCCATAAATCTTCACCGTTGATGATGCCGTCAGGAGCAAACTCTTTTGCTGACCAAAACGAATCAATAAGTTCTGACTGTCTTCCTGCCTGTAGCATCTCACTCGCATCCTTGAGAGGTAGCTTGGCAATCTTAGCTTTGCGTGGTGAT